AAGAAGTCCACCAAGGCACTGTAAGCGCCGTTAGAATACCTTGCTTGGGCAAGCCGGCGTCAGGTGATACCTTACTTGGGCAAGCCGGCGTCAGGTATCGTGTTGCCCATTGCGCTGTCCTTTCGACCAGATGTATGTTGACCGGGCAGAAAACTGTACAAAAACCGTGGAGATCCTTCTGTGAATAACGCATTGTTGCCGGGAAACTACAGCGAGGTGGGGTATTCTCCCCCGCCCGAGATGGAGTATGATGAGTACGAGAGGGCCGTAGCTGCGCTACGCTCCTTCCATAGGTCGGTTCTATGGGCCCTCGGTGATCTGCTGAACTTCGGTGAGGGTAAATTCGGGGAGAGCTACGCACAGGTGGTCGAGGGCACCGACTATGACCTCGATACCTTGACCCGCGCACAGCGCCTTTCCAGAACCTTCCCTCCGGAGCGTCGGAGGCGAGAGCTATCATGGGGCCACCATCGTGAGGTGGTCGATCTTCCGCCTGCAAAGCAGGAGGTTCTGCTGGATCATGCCGTATGGGAGCACCTGTCCTGTCATGCCCTGCGCGGCCTCCGCAGGCAGCTGCAAGGGACAGGAACGAAACTCCCTGTTGAGGTGGAGGCCATGCTGAGATCGGCCCCCCGGGAAGCCCAGTCCCTGTATACCAGCGGGATGGAGGACGGCGACATCGCCGTATGGACGCGGGATGTAACTGTCGTCCGTGAACAGAGGTGGGTGAGGGCCACGGTGACAGTCCGCATGGAGGACGTCGGAGGAACGCACGGAGACGTGTCATGATGGTGTGTTACGAATTAAAGGGAATGGTCGGCAGGGTTGACACTTCGTCCTTGCGGCATAGTGGGTAAGCCAGTTTCACTCCCTTTCACTTCCTCCTGTTAGTGGGTATAAGTAGCGTGTATGTGGCGTAGGACGTGTCTGGTTTCAGGATTGTTTCGATCTGCATCCCCTCGTTACGCAACTCATTTATTCGTGCCGCGAGTCGAAGGCATCCGAAATTGTGCAGAGCGTAAAGGGGTGTGAGGTCAATCCCTCTTAGGAGTGCTTCTTTGATAAGTTTCTTTTGCATCGTGGCTTCCCCCTCCTGAGTCGAAGTCGGACAGACGGACATTGCGATAGTGTATTTGTACTTTTTCCCGCTCTTGCATCATTGCGACGGCGTATTTGTACGCGACGGCAGCTGCGTCCTCCGCAGGGCAATTAAAGCCCTCCGGGTGGGAGGTGATCCCCTCCAGAGCGCGTGCTGCGAAGTAGTCGATCAGTTTTATATCCATCTCTACCTTTCCGGCTGCGGGTCTGAGTCGGGGTCCTTAGCGGGGGTGGCAAAAATGCGAAGCGCCTCTTTGGTGTGATGCTGTGCGATCCATTCACCTGCCTGCTTCAGAGCTTTGACTTCTGCCAAGGGCGAGGCCATCTCCCCCCGGTAGATGGTGCCATGGAACGAAGTTGAGCCCAACTGGTTCCTCCACGTTTCATATTTTTCGTAACTCCCGACATCCTGCACGGGGATTGACCCGCGAGTTGGCACGGTTTTCAAAGATGGATCTGGCGGCGGATATCCGCGTGCTGGCGGGATGTCATCGTGGGGATTTCGCACCACGGAGCCGTTGAGTTCAAGGCCCATGACATACCCCCGCTTTGCCGGGGGGATGAAGTTTAATTCCCATATCCCCCATCGGCGGGCCGAGGCCCTGCACACGACATACAGCCTGTTGTGAGAGTGGGCCGTGTAAAATCCGGGGCCCACCTTGTGGAGAATTGCATGGTAACTCATATCCTCACTCCCTCCTGTTGCATGCTGTTGCCCCCCATGCAAGTGCATGCTAAGGGCGCCAAGCGTGCGTTGGATACTCTCCTGTTAAAGTGTTTTGTAATTCACGGCCACTGCAAAAGGGCCGGGACGATCCGCATTGTGAGGTAGGCCATTGCTATGGCTGCTATCCACCGTCCGAGCCTGTCGGTAGCATCACGCGTCATCACTCACCGTCCTTCCGATTGCGCAGGTAGTGACGGTGTGGTATACGTGCGGGATACGTCGTCGCATCGATCCTCCTTAATGGTTGTCGTTCCTTCGCTTGCTCGTCGCCTTCCAAGTTGCACCATCCAGATGGACCACGGCGATAGTCGGCAGGGTCATCGTCGCTGTACCACTGGCCGTAATACGGGTCCATGCCACCCGGCGTCATGCCGCCTCTCCATCTTCCTCATGAAGGATGGTGTAGATGGTCTGTCTGCTGACGCCATACTCACGAGTTAGGCTCATCTTGGTAAGATCTTTTTCGTTGGAGAAGCGCTCCCGAATGACTCTCCTCTCGTCGATGGGGATCTTCATGCCGGACGTCAGGGGCTTCGGCCCTCGCTTGGGGTCTGTCCGGTAGCATTTGGGGGGGGAGACGTTGCGCCACGTCTTCCCGGTGCAGATGGTGTAGATGGTTGAATCGCTGACCCGATAGTGGTCGGCCAGAGCCTTCCTCGTTGGCTCTGAAGGAATGCCTTCCACGCGGATGATTCCGTCATACGCCAGCCGCAACTCGCGGACGGTTTTGGGTGTCATTTTGGCCATTATAGCAGGGCTCCTTCCCCGGCCCGGGTGAGGACATAGGCTGTGCCAGAAGAGTATGTTCTGGCCTTGCGGATGAGTTTCTGTCGCTTCAAGAGGGCCAGAGTAACAGCATTCACTCGCGTCGGCCCTCTCTTGCGGTCCCACACAGTCGATGCGTCGCCAACTGTCTGGATTGATTGAGATTGCTCGTGCATTATCCCGAGGATGCGCCGTTGCGCCCTTGTTAATTTCATTTCTCCTCCTGTTTTAGTCGGTCTTTGATTTCATCTATCCTTCCGTGCAGATATTCTACTAATATCAAATAGTCTCCCTGCTGCTGTTCCGTAAAGCCGTTTCTTGGCTCTATTAGAGCCTCTGCGAATGCGTCAAGGCTGTAGACCGCTTTGAACAGAGAGTCAGAAGTACTGTCCCATGTCGAGAAATAGGCTGCTCTTCTCTTTGCTGTCGAGTGCTTCACCTCCACTTCCTCCTCCTGATTTTAGATGTTTTCGATGCGAATTGTTTTAGCCCATGATGGAGGCGGGTAAGCAGGATACTCCTCCCCCAAAAGGACAATGATGACCTTCATTTTATGTGGCCCAACGTCCGGCCACGGGGTCAGCCCGTCTGTCAGGACAATGCACACGTCCGGTCGGGGCCTCAGGCGGGTCGCCGCCTCCACCCCCTCCCCCATGTTCGTTCCGCCTCCACCCAGAGAGCGGGTCAACTCTGAACCGGAGCGAACCTGATTCACCTGATGAACTATGGTGTCCACATCAAAGACTGCGACCTTCTTCAGGCCAACGGCCCGACATATCCCCTCAACCTCCCCGTTTGCCTGATCGAGTTGGTCTATATACATCGAGCCTGACGTGTCCCTGATGATAGCGACGTTCGCCTCAGGCGAAACCATGGTAGGCAGCACAAAGTTCTTGTCCTGCTGCCGGCGGGAAGGCCGAGAGTAGCTGTAGTCCACAGCGCCTCGCTTCGCTGCTATTCCCTGACGCACCTGTGCTGCAATCTCCTTTCTGTAGTCTACCCGAGGCCGCTTGATTGTCTCCGCGAGGCGCTCCAAGGAGCCGGGGACAGAGCCGTGGGTTCGTGAGTGGTGAAGGATCTCGTCGGCTGTTTTCTGCCTGAGAAGGTCGGCCCTGCTTGGGTCAACGCCCGGCAAGGCATCCTTGCCGACTTCATCTTGCCTTGATTGGGAGTCCGGAGAAAAGTTCTCGTTTTTCTTCTGTTGTTTTTTCCGCGTCCTGTCGCCTTCCGCCGGCGGCGGCCCTTCTTCAAAGGCCTCTTCTTTTCCGGTAACCCCTGACCCCTCGTTGGCGTGGCCTACGTCTTCGTGGTGATCGGAAGAGGGGCCAAGAGGCCCGCGACTGGGTGGATCTTTCGTTTCTTTAGATGAATCTTCGCCGCCATCGGCTGAACCTTCCGGAGCCGGAGGTGCTTCCGCCGCGTTTGGCTCTTCAGCCTCAGTGCCCGAAGGGGCCTGCCTCTGTTCTGACTCCTCCTCTGAGTCATTGTCCTCCTCCGGAGGGCGGCGCTCATAGAGTTTTCTACAGTAGAACTCAGCCAGCTTGTCGTCTGGCAGGTCAAATTTTGCGGGGGTACATCCCTCCTTTTTCCACCCGCCTTTAACTGGGCGGCCCTCTCTGACAAGGCCATCATTGATCTCACAATCCGCAGCGATGTTCCAGATGTGATGGCTCAATTCAGTCATTTTGTGAAGAATGCATTGTTGCCGGGCATATGCCTCAGCCCGGGCCGCGTGATCGTTCAGGAGATGGAGCACTTCGTGATACCACAGGGTGGCGACCTCATGCACCTTCCAGCCTTTGAGGAAGTCGGGGTTGTAGTAGATCCTCCAGTATTTGTCTACCGCCAAGCTGGCACAGTCCTTCGACTCCACCATCTGCATGTTGTAGATGGCGGTCGTCAGGTAGGGCCGATCCACCTGAAGCAAGGCCCTCCCGGCCATCATGAGTGTCTTTGCGTTGGTCATTTCACTTCCCTTCTTTGGCAATCCTTATTTGAAGAATTCCATTGCCGTGAGCATTTCGATATACGGCTCCATGTATTCGGTGGGGACCGTCAGGCCATTGTTTTCGTTTTTCTCGTCCCAGCAGGCAAGGCACATCTTTCTGGCTGTCGGGGTGGCGATGTCGGCGGCACCGCCCCGTGCGGCTGCCCCGAGTATCTTCCACGCCGACATCCATGTGTGATCGTGGGCTGACAGATCCTTCACTCCTCTTCGGATCTCATCTCCAATGATCTTGCAGATTGCCCCTCCCACTGAGGAGATAATTGCATACTGCAAATCGCCCCTCTCAGGTAGCTCAAAGCTCTCAGGATCACGGAGCAATTCCAAAGGGTTAGGGAGATCCAGTTGCTCGATGTAGGTCAGCAGTTCAAGCCCTGCCCTTCCGGTGGCTCCGGTGACAAGCTCGGTTGTGCTCAGGCCATCTGCGTTGACGGCCTTGGCCGCAGCCAGCAGGTCAGCCGTCATGTCCCAAGTGCGTGGCGAGGGCCACGCCCTGCCCGCCTCAACCTCGTCCTCGGGCAACTGATAGAGCAGTTCCTGTCGAGAGCGGATGAATCCTGAGATGAGGCCTCGATACTCTCCTACGTGCGCCTTCCACGACGGGGGGAGCATCGGTATTGTCGGCTCTGGAAATTCATCCCTGAAAGAGTCTGCCCAATCCATAGGGCTCACGGTCCACTCATAGTGCCAGAAGCGGTTAGCCATCGGCGGAGCCAGATCCCACCCCCCTGCGGCTTCGTCTGCGGGGTTCGCACAGGCAACGATCCACACCTCATCTGAGAGGCGGTGGCTGTCTATTTTCCTCTCATTAATGAGCTTGAGTGCTGCTGCCTGTAAAGCTGGGGCTGAGGTGGTGAGTTCATCGATGAAGAGTATGCCTCTCCCGGCCTCCGTCAGAACGGAGAACCAATCGGGCAGGGCACGTTCTACTGTGGAGCCCTTGATGAGCGGGAGCCCGGTGACGTCTGAGGGTTCGCTCGTGTTAAGGACTATGTCAACGAGGGGGAACCCCCCGGGTTCGTGGCCGAGGCCTCTCCGGAGAACGTCAGATATCTGGTAGGTGTGCTTGGTCTTCCCCGTCCCCGGCCCTCCAAGCCAGAGGGAGGGCCAGCCGGTCTGGATGGCGATATACGGTGCAAGGGATCGAGCCATGAGATGTAACCTCCTGTGAGAGAGATGTGATGCCCCGTCAGGGGAGCCCTTCCTTCTCGGGCCGACCCCTGTCGAGGGGCAGAAATATACGGCAGCGATTCCGCCATGTCAAGCGGAAATTTTCCGATGGACAGTCTTCTAAGATGCCCATCACGCCGCCGCTCCTTAGGTCGAACTTCCTAACTTGACTCGGTTCATCACGGTCTGCTTTACGTCCCTGAACGTGTTCAGTCGAGAGATTTTTCCTTCCATCGGGCGCTCTTCGCCCTTCCTTATCAGGTCCTTTCCCGGCCCCGTCGGAGGGGTCTTTGACTTGAACCACACAAAGACTCGTCCCTCCCGGTCCCGCATTTCAACGATGTACAGATTCTCATCTGCGAACTTCGACTGGGTGGTCCGAATTTCCTCTATGCAAACAAGCGTCTGTATGGAATCTCCGACGTCTCCAGCCCACTCTGAGGCGGTGGGCCCGGGCCTGACGTCTTCCTCGTGCTCACCGTTGCGGGTCAGGTAGACGTGGGAAATCTTGGCAGCGAAGGGGGTCATGTCATAGTCGATATAGTCGAACTGCGCTGCTGCGGCGATGTTTCCGCGTCCCGGTCCATCTTGCCACGATCCGGTGAAGTCGCGTCCTCGCTGCTCTGCATAGAGGGTCTCCCGGGTCCATGCTATGGCATCCTCGGCCAGTTCCAAATCCTTATCAGCCACCTCCATGTCGCTGAAGTATAGACTCTGTGCCCTTGCGTTGGTATGTGAGTGGGTCATGTCAGGGAAAGGTGAATCAGACCTTCGAGCACTTGGCTTGCCGCAGGTGGGCCATGTCAAAGCGACGTCGGACCTTAAGCCATTAGCGAAGCTTATATAGGGGCCAAGACTGGCGCATATTGCCACGAATTTCTTCAACTCAAAGACAGGTTTGACGAGGTTCCAGTCGATCATATGTCCCTGCTCTGACTTTTTGGCCAGCGAGAGGACCTCCGAGAGGGTCGCCGCGAAGGCGGCGAAAAGATCCCCGGATTTCGTGAAGTCCTTCATGCAGGTAGACCCGACGACCACAAGCTGGCCGTCCTTCTCAAGGACAAAAGTCTCCTTTCGTCGTCTCACCGTATGGCAGTGGTCGCACCGCCGTGCGGTCTCCGGGTTGATGTATTCAGGAGGGAGGCCCGCGTCCTCCCGCTCCCACCATTGAGAGGGTAGGGGGTAGACGAAGACCTGCTCCCTGCCGTCAGGGGACGAACTGCTCCGGCGGGTGCCGTCTATTTTTGTGACGAGTCTACAGATGACCTCGTGTCCGTCCAGCCTCGGAAGCTCCCCCTCGATGGTGACCTTGTGCGTGAGCACCGGAGCGGCCTTTCCGGCTATTGCATTCATGATGTTGGCGTAGTCCCTGCCGTGGTCCGTGAGAGTGATTGGAGGGATGTCGAGAGAGGCGGCACGGCGGTTCAGCTTGCGGACCTTATTCTCCAGAGCGGCGAGGTTTTGATCCGGTATTTTGTACGTTTGCATTTCAACTCGTCTCCTGTGATGTGGGGGGCGGGCTGCTATGGCGTCAAAGCTCCCTGTATAAGGCTTACAATGGCGTCTGTACGTGACAGGCCGTCTTGCTCGGCCAGTGTATCGATGGTCTTAAGTAAGGCCGTGGGCAACCATACGTTAGCGACGTCGCTTCCCTGACAATGCACACGTCTGGCCGAGGGCTCCCTCCTCGGAATAAATGCGTCCCCTTCCTTGTAGTCAGGGCCGAATGTCCGCGCCGTCTCGGTAGGAGACAGGAATTGTCCTCCTACTTGGAGGTAGCTCCAGTCAGCAAACAGCTCCCTGAACGGTTCACTTACTGCATCGCACGCCTCTCCCTCTGAAGCGACGTCGGTGATGAGTATCTGCACTGTAGCCATGTATGCTGTCATGGGGTCTCTCCCATCCGACGTCCGAGTTGGCTCAGATAGTCGTCCACCTCAGCGGCAAGATGATCTTCCTCAGTGGATGTATACAGCGGAGATCCTCCTTTGCGCCATTCCCGATACTCAAAGTCAAGCGTTGGCCATTCTATATCGGCTGTGGCGAATTGTTCAGTAGTCATCTATGCCTCCTCATGTATCGGCTCTATGTAAAATTGACCCTCGACTACGGACACCCCGTGGCGGGAGACGATCAGGTCGTCAAACGAATCCGAGTCCATGCGATCCATTACGGCCTGTTCCAGCGCCAATTTCGCCTCCTCTGTCCACCGATCGGAGTCGAATGCCGCAGCCATCTCGCACTCGGCCTCCCCACAGGCGTCGTCGTGATCCTCACCCTTCACCCGGATAGTGATTGAGGTCTTGAATTCAAACGCGACGTCATACTCCATTACATCCTCCTATCTGGTTGTTTAGGTGTGTCCGCAGGGTCGTTAGCACCGTATCGTAGAACAGGTGCTCCTGCGCCGCTGTTGTCATACGGAACTCGGGTGCATTGCAGCAATCGTAGATTTTTTCGTTGACGTCGTCGAGTAACTCCGCCCCGACCTTTTTGGCGTATATGCGTAAATTGGCAGCGTCTGTCGGTGTCATCTCAGTCTCTCCTGAGACCGATTCACGATGAAGTCAACGCCCTCCGCGCTCAAGGGCAGAGGGAGTCCAAATAAGGTGAGGCCTTCAGGATAACCCCACACGAAGTGGGGTCGCACGTCGAAGAACTGTTTTTCTCTGGCCTCCTTGACCCAATCTTGCGGTAAGGCGCAGTCAAAGGTGATTCCCGGGTACATCCGCTCTGCTGCTTCAGCCTTTGTTTCTGCCATCTAATGCTGTCCTCCTGTGATGTAGGTGCGGATCTCATCCTTCGCTGCTTGCCTGTCCCTCTTATTGAGCCCTCGGCTGATGCGTCGGCCCTCGCCTCGCTGCCAGTGGAAGAGGTGCCTGTGATACAGGTAATCAACCTCGTCGCCGGACTTGAGTATCTGGCGTCTTCCCATGATTCAATTCCTCTCTGGTGATGGGATGGGCGAGTGGGGGGGGTTAGATCATGTCCTCGTCCCGCGTCGGCAGTCCCGAGTCGAGTCGAGCCCGAGGGCGGGGGCCGTTGGCTGGTCCCTTTTCCACGTATTGAACCCTGCATTGTAGTCGTCTATTTCTATTTCTTCTTCAGCGTCTCTGAGCGCCTTGGCAAAGGTGCCTGTCATTAACTCTTCGAGGCTATAAGGCACCTCCGCGGCCGTGTGCCTGAGGGCGTCCTTAAATGCCTCTGTTATCTCTCTCAGTGCGTTCATTCGCCTCCTCTCGTCGGTGCTCAAGCAGGTTGGCGTTGTCGTCGGAATCTTCATCTGCTTCCTCCTGTGTTTGGTGGTGGGTTAGATGCCGTCAAAGACGCTGGCAGTTTCGGGGATGGCGACAACCTCAATGCCCAAGCCCCGCAGGGCTCGGAGGTCATCAAGATCAACTGTCTTTTTCCCAGTCAGCCGCCGCAGGTGCTCGGCTTCCGGTCCGATTGGGTAGAGCAGGGTGCGTCCGTAAGCCCAGCGGCTCTTGAGTGTGATGGTCATTTGTGCTTTCCTCCTGTTAGTGGTTGGTGACTGATCGGTTCGCCTGTTCATGGAATGAAAATAGTTACTCATACAGCCTATAGCTCTTGCGAATCGGAGTGCGCTCAATCACCTCGCCGTTCCGCTTGATGACTCGGACGGTCGTGTGCCGTACCCTGTCGCCGCTCTTGTCCCATACCAGCGGCCAGTCCATATCGACGTTATGGTGCTCCGTCGTGCCGTCGTCGTGGGAGATCGCATGACCATCCTTGAGCGCTTTGATCCTCGCCGCCTCAATAACTTTCGGATCGTCGGTTACGAGGAGCGTATCCCAGATGCACTCCGCGTAGAGCGTTCCAACAGGACTCTGTACCTTTTTCATCGTTCAATCCTCCTGTGTGAGTGTGTCGGGACTTTGGGATTCCCAACGTGACCTTTCCGGGGCTCATCCCTGAGCCCCGCCCTCAGGATTTTTTATGCAGCTTTCTTTGTGATCGCCTTCTTGGCCGCGGCCTTCTTCGGCGTACGTTTCTTCGGCGCACTCTTGGCCGCCTTAGGCTGCTTTACCTCCTCTTCGAGGATAAGCTCAAGAACCTGTCCCACCTGCTTGAGCACCGACAGGGCCACCTTTTCCGGCTCTTTTCCCTCAGCCTTCGCGTACCGGCTCACATACTCCACGCACTCGGCATCGGCGGATTTTTTCCCGAAGAGGTGACACAGCGCCGCTGCTGAGATCTCAGCGACCGCCTCCCTGATGAGCTTCGGGCTCTCTTTGAGCGTGCCGATCCTGTCGTGGGCGGCGTGGGCCAGTTCATGGAAGAAGACGGCCTCATCCGGCGATGCAAGGACGATCTCCTCCCCATGACGGTAGTATCCTGCATAAGTGTCCGCCGAAGGTCCGTAGGAGATCTTCAGGCCCCACTGGGTAGCTATGCCGGCGAGGTCCGGCAGTTCCGTGGGGATCTGGCCCTCATATTCCGGCGGCACCTCACCTTCGGTGTCCTCGTACCTGAAGACGACGACGGCCCTGAATCCGTACACGAAGGTTTTTTCTTTCTTCGCTCCATTCTCCTCCACCTCCTTCTTGGAGACCATGGGAGCGAGGATGTGGATGGCTTTGCTGCCCTTTTTGACGTTTCGCTCGACCGCCTTCCAAGCATGGAAGCCTCTGGCATCAGCGGTGTGGGAGAGGTGCATGATGACGCGATTGTTGAACGAGTACCCTTCTGAGGGGATGCCGGGAGCCGGCTTGATGACCGACATCGCCGCAGCCTGTCCGATGGTGCCCTCGCGGAAGGCCGTCATGACCTTGCCGAGTGCAAGCTGCACATGCGGCGAGGGATCTCTTTTTGTGCTCTTTTTCGGTGCCATTATGCTTCCTCCTGTGAGTGAGTTTGGCTTGTCTAACGCGGGCGGTTGAGTCCTTCGACTGGGCTGTCCATTAGCCCGTCCACTCTTTCAACTGTGAGGATAAAGCCTGCCTTCCCCGGCCACGGTTTAGTGCGTATCACTCTCCATCCCTTGCTGTCCAACCGGCGGTAGACGTCTGACAACTTCCAAAGCTCAACGTGCAGTGTCTTTTTCATATCAATCCCCCTCTGTTGAGTACGTCCCAACTCTATATGTATTACCCTCTACCTTTAGTATCGGAAACTGTCCGTGTCGATGTTGCGGCCCTGCGAGGTAATGGCGCCGGCCTTTAGTTGGCGCCATCAGAGTCACTGTATCGGGTATGATTGCATTACGTGCAGGTCGTTATAACGTCTCACGGCTACCTGTGATGACATGATCCATGCCCCACCCGAGTCGGTTATCAGTTCGACGCTAATCGCCGATCCATCAGACAGGGACAGGGGTGCCATTGTCCCTGAGTCGCCCCAATCGACTCTCCGCAAATCCCTCAGCAACTGCCGTACGGTTAATCCCCTCAGGTCTATTGGGTTATCCGCTGTCCCTATATTGCCCTCTTCTGCCACGGTGACTGTCATTTGTGCTTTCCTCCTGATTGTGGTGTTGGTGACTGACGGCCAGTAATGGCCGTCAGTCGGCTTTCTAAGCCTCGTCAGAGTCACTCTTTTCGGTGAAGCTAATCCAGCCCGTCAGGCCACTCTTCGTCAGGCTGCCCAACGCGGCCCTGTGCAGCGTGTCTGCGGTGGTTTCCTCTTCCCAAGCGAGGTAGCGATCTTCGAGGGAAATCTCTTCGATGTTGGCGTTTTTGCGCGTTGAAATCTTCATGGTGGTTCCTCCTGTGAGAGTTGCCCGTCGAACGCGGGCGGGTTGGTTGTGCCGAAGGCATTGGGAACCTTCGGGTGGGCCTTCGCAACGCGTCGCGTGTCGCGTTGCCCCTCGGCCTTTTCGGTCGTTTCGGGTTTCCTCCTTCCTCTCATACGCGTTGGGTACGTGCTGCCGGGTCCGCTCTCGTGCGTCTTCAAGGCGCGCTTGTCCCCTCTGCACGTCGCCCCGGTCCTGTGGCCCTGTTAGGTGGGCCTTCTCCTGCTGCCGATCAAACCTGCGCCCCGTATTTGGCCTACGTCCCCTGTGTGGGTACCCGGTGTAGGGTGGCCGCGTGATCGTTCTCAGCTTGCCTTTATTCGATTTTCGACCGGTGTCTTGGCCGCTTCATGCTTGGTCCATCGCCTCCTCTTACCGTGTGCAACATCCTAACGACGATGATAAGTATACGGACAACCTCTGGACATGTCAAGCACTTTCGGTAGGGGATGGCAAGAAAAAACAGCAAAAAGTCCGTAAGTTCAATGATTTGAAGGGTGGAAAAAAGTTTCGATTAAGGCTCAAAAATCCGCTGCTGGCGCGGGTTTACCTAAAAAGCAGCCCCGAAGTCGACGCCGCAATGGCGGTAAAAAGGACGCCAGATCAGGGGCATTTTTGCACCCGCCCCGGGGTGCAGACATCCAGCCGGTCCCGGCCAATCCCGTCCAAGGTCAGACAGCCGGCGATGTCGCCGGAGAGGCGCGGAGAAGGCGCAGAGCCGGAGGCCCCCTTCTTTACTGTTCCCCTCTCACAATATCCCAAGGAGGCAAGAGACAGGGAGAGTGGGACCCCCGTCATGTATGACGGGGAGGAGGCGGAGGGTAGAGAGGGGGTGGGGGTTGCAGGGGGGATACAGCAGGAGGGCAAGTTTGCCGGAGACAGCCCCAGCGCCGCCGCTGCCGGCAATTTCCTCCATTTGAAGGGTGAATTTCGGCCATTTATAGTATCGATAATGTATGTTATCGATACTATCACAGAGGGCAGAGGAAGTTCTGCCGCTGAATATTCGACCCGCCGCCGCGCCATCGAGGCCGCCAGCCATGCGCGCGCGCGGGGGAGGCGAATAACGCGTAAATCCTTGTTTTTCAACAGGTTACAAACGCCGTTTGGGGTTCCCGGGGCGGCATCCCCCGGAGCGGGTCCCCCCTTTTTTTCTTAGATGGCCCCTCAAAAATTATCAGTAGAATTTCACCCCTTTAAAATTATGCGGGCGCGATGAATTTATAATTTGTATTTTACTTTATGAGTTTAGTCTCTGCCCCATGGGCTTGCCCCTTTGCATGAAGGAGATATTGATGTTTAAGATTCACGATGTGAAAAACCCTGACGACTTGGCGAATCAGCTGTGGAACCAGATCAGGGGCAAGTGCAGTGGGTGAGGGGTTTCTGAATTTTATTTTAGAGGCCTTGGTTTTCGTTCTCATTCCCGTCTTCTCGATTGTTCTTGAGTATTCAAAGCTGGCATGGCATGCGGATGCATTGACCAAGGGATCATGGCATGCGGATGCGGAGAAGCGGTTTTTCTTTTTTATGCATATCTGGGCGGTTATTGGCCTTCTTGTGGTGTCGAGAGTGCCTTGGTGGGTTATATTGCTTGGTGTGATTTCGGTCTGGGCATCTGACGCGCTCATTGAGCAGAAGCGCCTGAAGACGCTTGTCGGCAATCTTTCGTCGCTCCTGTCGTCATGGCCATGGCATGTGATTGCGTATTACATGCTTGGCTGGCCTATGATGCTCCTCGCGCTGCCGACTGGGTATTATGCCGGGTGGATATGGAATAAGAAGAGGCCGGCGCACTGGGGGCCATCGTTCTGGTCCAGACTGTACCCTTAATTAATCTGGCCGGGGGAAGCCGAAGTCGGGGAGAAAGCAGAGTCCTGAGGAGTTCTCTGCTACCTGTGACGAAGCCGAGGGAGTCGGGAATGTGGGGAGCATTCCTGATGTTCCCGTCCCGGCCTTTTATTTTGACGTGAGGTCGTATGAATCGTGTATATATAGAACGCGAGCAGATGTCCGATAATGCGGTTCTCTCATACATCTGCTCTCCGGATGAAAGTGAACTTCATCTGCACGGACTGGAACGTAGCTGGAAGCACAACCGCTCCAATATCTCGTGCATCCCAGACGGCGTATATGCGCTCCTACCGTGGACATCGCCCAAATACGGGGAGGTCTATACGTTCTGCGGCGGGACCGTGACCCCCGTGCAGGAGGACGTTCCCAACCATGCTGGCAGATGGGGGAACCTCATTCATCCCGCCAACTACTGGAATCAGCTGGAGGGTTGTCTGGCTCTGGGCATGACGAGGGGGGAAAATGACGGAGATCTGTGCGTGTGGTCTTCTAAACAGGCTTGCGGTGTATTTCGTGAGACAATGGGGTATGAGCCTATGATCGCGTATGTATCATGGAAGCCTGAGGTTGCTTGGGGTTCAAGGGGCGGCTAAGGCATCTGATGGCAAAAGCACCCGGACACCAGCGAGTCTCTCAGGCTCGAAAGGAAAAATTCCTCGTCGCTCTTGCGAAGACGATGAACGTCGCTGCGGCTGCCAAGCTGATCGGCATGCCGTATGGACCTGCCGCTCTTTATGAGCAGCGGGCAGCTGACCCTGAATTCAAGAAGCGATGGGAAGAGGTCGAAAACCTGAAGCTGGATGAGCTGGAAGCCTTGCAGTGGAAAGCTGCCCTTGAGCACCGGGAAGACCGGAGGTGGGTTCTGAGCCGCCGGAGACCGGGAAAATGGAGCGAAAAGCACACTCACGGCGGTAAGGTTGAGGTAGAGCACACTCTCAACATCAAGCAGATGAGCCGTGATGACCTCCTCAAGATTGCACAGGCGGGTGCCGTGCAGGCTGATTATACAATCGAGAGCGGAGAAGATCCGGCAAGTGACTGACGAAGTCATTTCTCCTCAGGATGCGGCGAGTGAGCTTATATCCCGGCAAGATGCCGAGAAGAGCCTCGTTTCCTTCACCCGGTATACGATGGCCGGCTATGAGCCCGGACGTCATCACCACCTCATAGCCGAAGCCCTTGAAAGAGTAAGCAGCGGTGAATGCAAGCGTCTCATCATACAGGCTCCCCCACGGGCAGGAAAGTCCCAGCTGGCAACCATCCACTTCCCGGCTTTCTACCTCGGACGGCATCCGCAGCAGCAGGTCATCACAGCCTGCCACAATACCGACCTCGCCAGATTCTTCGGACGACAGGTTAGAAATCTCATCCATACCGACCTCTATAAGAACATCTTCCCCGGCATCACCCTTGCCGCCGACGCCAAAGCCGCCAACTTCTGGAATACCTCCAAGGGAGGTGTCTATTTCTCGGCTGGCGTGGGATCTGGTATCGCGGGTCGCGGAGGCCATCTCATTGTTGTGGACGATCCCATCAGAACGCGGGCCGATGCCGACAGCAAGCATGTCAGGGACCAGCTCTGGGACTGGTACCGATCAGACCTCTACTCCCGGCGAATGCCCGACGCCGCCATCGTCATCATAGCGACCAGATGGCATGACGATGATCTGACAGGGCGTCTTCTTCTTGAGCAGGAATCGGGGACCGGCGACGACTGGGAGGTCATCAGCCTGCCGGCAATCGCCATTGACGACGACGATCAGCTCGGGCGAAAGGCAGGGGAAGCACTTTGGCCGGAATGGTATCCGATTGAAGTATTGGAGCAGACGAAACTCGTCACCATGTCCTCGGGAGGGCCCAGAGAATGGTCCGCCCTCTATCAGCAGCGACCTATTGCGGAAGAATCTTCCTACTTCAAGAAGGAGTGGGTCCGATATTATAACATGCCCGATCTCATGTCTCGTATGGACCCCTACGGGAAGCGCCCTTACCTCCACATCTATGCTGCGTCCGACTATGCCGTTTCCGGACAGGGCGGAGACTATACGGTCCATATCGTCGGGGGCGTGGACCCGAATGACGACCTCTATATCCTTGACCTCTGGAGATATCAGGCCGAATCAGATGCATGGGTAGACGCCCTCATCCAGCTTATTGCGAAATGGAAGCCCCTCCTGTGGGCGGAAGAATCCGGACAGATTGAGAAATCGGTCGGCCCCTTCATCACGAAGCGGATGCAGGAGCAGAAGACGTATTGCAGGCGCGAAGGGTATTCCTCCGCAAAGGACAAGCCGACCCGGGCGAGGAGCATACAGGCCCGTATGTCGATGGGAAAAGTCTTCCTTCCCATCAAGGCGTCATGGCTCGACAGCTTTTTGTATGAAGTGTCCAGATTCCCTGCCGGATCTCACGACGATCAGGTGGACGCTATCTCTCTCCTCGGGCGCATTCTCGATCAGATGACCCCCGGCGTCTCTCAGGCTCCCCCTGAGGCAGAAGAGTTTCCCCCGACGACCTATGGGGACATATTCAAGGCTCAGGTGCGAACAAACCGGCGACATCGCCGGGGGTTCGGCTCTCATACCTCCATTGTCGTCCCTTATAATAGAATAGAGGTTCCCGAAGACGCCTGAGGATATGACTTGATCTGTTTAAAGAGCTTGTACATTTTTAATTAATTCCCTCGTAATGAGAATGCTATGTCCTATCCAACAGGTGGTCGAGAGCGAGTAGAGTTCTGGGAGGGGCGGGTAAAACATGCGGGAGACCGCATGAAATCCCACTTCGCCGCCGCTGACATTCTCGTAAAGCAGTACTTCAACGAGCCGACGACCGACCGGGAACGGGATCAGAATTCCGACCTCGACCCCCATACGTCCCGGGTCAAGGCATCTCTTGTTTTCGGTTGGATCGATCAGTCGATAGCGAATCTCCTTGAGCGCCACCCCCATTTCAAAGTACAGCCCCTTTCCCCGGATTCCGCCAAGGGACAGAGGATTGTCGAATCGGTAACTAATTACTGGTACCGGGAGACCGATCAGTTAAGGCAGGACGAGCGGGTCCTCCTCGATGCCTTTCTCACGCCCTACGGCGTAAAGAAAATCGGCTGGGCGACAGATATAGAGCAGCGGGTGAGCGATATCGTAAACGAGCCTCGATTCGATTTCGAGGACGACGTCTCAGCCGACCTCATGTCTCTTCTGTCCGGCGAACCGACCCGGGTGTCCGACAGTCAGGACCATGAACTTCACATTGATTCAAAGGTTACTTTTCTTCAGAGCCCCTCCTTCGAAATCGACGAGGCGACTGAGCAGATCATTGAGGACAACATCAGCCTCCACAAGAAGATGTTGAATCGGGCACAACCCGATCCCCATACTTCGATCAAGTGGGAAGCGCCTTTCGGGCAGCGGTGGAAGCCGCAGCATTTCTTCGTAGACCCCCTCGCGCAGGACGGAATCAAGGACGCGCAATGGATTGCCTTCAAATCGATCCGTCGCCTTGAAGACGTCAAGATGAACCCGAACTACGAACATACCGATACTCTGGAAGGAAATACCCGTTCTGAAGATGCCCCGGCGGTGAACCGGATGGGAGATGACAGTCAGGACGATTTCGGCCTTGTGACGATTTACGAAGTCTGGGCTCGGGACTTTCCGGTCAAGCCGGGGCGGCGAAGAAACATTCTATTCGTATTTGCCGAAGGGCACGATATGCCTCTGCGGCAGGAGGAGGACTGGCCCTATACAACCATAGAGGACTTCCCCGTCGAGGTCCTGTCGTTCACTTCAGGGGTGAATGAGTGGTATGCGAAGCCGACGCTTTCCATGGCAGGAGGCGACAACATACAGGCCCTCGCAAACGAAATCCTCGACTCCTATCTCTATGTCATCCGCAAGCAGAAAAATGTCATCCTTTACGACTCCGACGTCGTGGAGGGGGACACGATAGACAATCTCCTTATTGCTCCGGATATGTCAGCTCATCCCGTGAGAGGGATGTCGAACAGTGCCGGCCCTGCCGTCCAGACCCTTGATCTCGGGAGAATTCACGGCGAGAAGGGGGAGCTGCTCTCCCTGATGCAGACCCTCTTTGATCGCTCCGCCGGCACCCCTCAGCCAGTTGCCATGCCCGTGGAGTCTGCGACGGAAGCCTCTATTATCGAGAGACGCACGACTGCGAGGGAAGCCCGGCGGGGCAATCTTCTTGCCGAATTTCAGGTCAAAACCGCACGAAAGTTCTGGCAGCTGACAACTCAATTCAGGCCGGAACGCCTCTTTCTCATTCATCCGATGGCTCAGGACTGGGTGGCGGTGGACGCCGATACGGCCACAGGGGAATATCGCTTTCAGATTTCCGTCTCTTCGCAGGCAACATCCGTTGCACTGGAGCGGAAAAACTGGTCTGATCTTCTCAATCTCTTCTCTGGCCTTGCCGGTCTCTTTCAGCAGCTCTATGGGCCGGAATCAATGCCGAATCTTCAAGCTCTGGCTGAACGGCTTCTTGTCAGGGGATTCAATGAACTCGCTCCAGAGGAGATTCTTCCGGGCCTTGCTACGCCGGAAGGCGGGATACCGAATTCACCGGAGATGCAGGCGGCAATCCAGCAGCTTCTTTCCGGTACCCCGGGGGAGGCTCCAGCGGAAGGCCCGTCCACGTCTGGTCCCCCAACCGAAACTGAATCTGGAGAGCGGGCCGGAGCGGCCCTTCCCCGGCAGTTCCGTGAGCCGATTCCATCAGGGGGACGGATTCAGGGTCGGGCTCAGTCCCCATGACCGAAACCGTGGTGAACGAACGATATGGTCCCGTTAAGACCACAACAAGAGATCGCCACGCTCCTCCGCAATCGCGCCGCTCTCGGAAAAAGCGGGGCAAGAAAAAGCTACCTGCAACGGTTCTGAGTGACATTGTACATGCGAAAGGATAAAAAGACCGATGCCATCAAGAGCATTTGAAAAGCGCCGCAAAAAGAGAATGCGGGAGGAGCGTCCCGATTCTACTATCGGGAAGGACCTGACAACGCTGAAAAGTCAGCTTGGCAAGCTCCTCGGTCTTTTTGGGGGACCCGAAGATGAGCAACCGACTGCCAAGATTCGCCAGACGCTCGCGGAGAGAGATCAGGAAACGGCCCGTCGGTTAGGGAGGAAAGCGGCGAAACCAAGCCCGCCGGCCTTGCATCCCGCCCAGATGCGTCCCCGGGATCGACCGGGACGCAGGGAACCTGCTGATCCCTTTCCCGGCCAAGGCAGGAGGGAACCCGCGAAAGCCGTAAGCCGCCCCGCGAAAGCCGTAAGCCGCCCCGAGACTCCGGCTCCGCAGCCTCCGGATGCTGATATCACCTCAGATATGGACCTTCGTCTGGCCCCTACTGAATTTCAGACGCGTATCCCTCGACGCTTCGCCCCTCAAGCCGCCTATGACACGCCAGCGCCTCCGCCTCAAGGCGGGCCGGCTCATGTTACAAGGGGAAAAAGAGAGCCGATGCGGCAGGCCGACGGGGCTCCGCCGGCTCATGTGTTAAGAAAAGGTCCTGATTACCCTCAGTTTCAACGTGGTCAGGACATCTCTATAGACTATGGCGCTCAGGCAAGCAGAGGGTTCCCTCAGGGTGTTGGGGCTAAACCGGCTGTTCCTCCCAGTGGCCCTCGGGGCCCAGCAAGTAGAGGGTTTCCCGGTGGGGTTCCACTTGGAGCAGCCGAGCAGGGGCCAGAGCCCCTCCCTGCTTCACCACGCCTCCAAGAGGCAGTGAGTAATATTGATGCTGATCCTCACCCCGGCATAGATACAGAAATTATAGGGCTCCAGCTTGCCCACTCAGGGCAAGACTCGCCCAATGTCAGTCGAGCAGAAAACGGCAAGATAGCCGTGACGCTGCCTGATTCCCTCACGAAGGGAAAGCACGGGGAAGGCTTAACCACTGAAAAATTTGAAGTCTCCAAGGATGGCACAATTTCCAATATCGATGATGTCGCTCCTACCGCTCGCCCCTATGTCACATCTGCCGGAAAAGCCATTTCTTTGTGGGGGAAAATGCCTGAAGGCATTACTCCTGAGGGTGCGGAGAAAAACCTGAATTCAGGGAAATGGGACCCCTCAACGGGACCGGGAAAAGACTACATAAAATTTAAAGAGGCAAAAAATAAAGCTGACATACAGGCCCTCAAGATGGCCGGGAAGGACCCGGAGGGAGATAATAAGGGATTCATGCGCTCCATCGCGGGCAAGGTAGGGGGAGCAGCGGGCAAGGTAGGGGGAGCCGTACTACGCGACCCTCTCATCAGCGGCCTGCTCGGCTATGAGCCGGATGTGCCACAGACTCGCCGCCCGGCCTTGCATCCCGCCCAGATGCCCCCCCGATTCGACCTGAGCGGTTTCAAAAGGATACAGGGACGGGATTGAGCGGCTAT